CTCGAACGCTGTAAATGTCATAGCTCGATCTTGACCGAACCATGTGTTTCTTGATGCCCAAGCTTCTGCATCAGGATCTGCTTCAGGAAGTTGTGTTACCGATTGTCTTGGCTGTACAACTTGTGAAGGTGTCGTAGGTATTTCTACCTGTCTACTTTTTGCTTCTTCTAACTTTGCGTTTTCAAAAGCTAATGTAGCTATCCTTTTATTTGCGTCTACTTGTGCTGCTGCATCACCGGCTTCTATGGCTGCAGCTAATTCTTTTTGAGCTGAATCCAAACCAGTTTTAACATTTGACTCAAACTTTTTCATATAGTCTGAATCAGTTTTTACAAATCTTTTTTCTAAGACTTGTCTTTTTTCATCAACTGATCTAGCGTATTCAGTAGCTGCATCTCTTTGCCTTTCAGCTTCACGCATCTTACGCGTAAGTTTTGCAATTCTTGATTGAACACCTTTACTATAGTCTTCTAGTTTTTCGTCATCTTTTGTTTCTTCTTTAACTGATCCTTGGTCCGTGGTTACTGCTTCTTCTTTAGAGGCTTCGGTTTCTATAACCGACTCATCTTTATCTTCTGATACTTCGACCTCGGCTCCTGGACCGGATGTATCAATGTCTACCATGTTCTTTTCTTCTACTTCTGGCATAGTTTCCTCCTATGGTTAATATTCATGCAAGAGATCCTCTGGACTCTCAATGGTTGCTAAAACTTCGTCATCGTTTAGCAGACGTATTTCCCCACCTTCTATTTTAATTCTGGATCCAGCATAACGAGCAAACATTACCCATCCTCCCTCTTTGCACCACGGGCCTTCAGGATATCTCTCTTTATCCTTATAGCACTGGGGACCCATCTTTAAAACTAAACCACATTGAGAACCAACTTGTTGTCTCTCAATAGTTGAATCTGATAAATGTATTCCACCTTTAGTTTTACCATCCATTTTAAATGGCAATACTAAAAGTCTCCAACCCGTTGGGTTAGGTATTTTATGTGTATCTTCTTTTTTTTCTTTTGATTGTTTTACACCTACTAATTTTTTATTCGGTAGTTGTATCTTTGATGTTGATGACTGTTCCATTTTTTTGCTCCTTATCATTTAGCAGGTTAGAGAGTTCCTGACGCACTGATTCTAGTGCCTTAATTTGTCCTACTATATACTTATAATTCTCCATATTGTCAATAGCGCCGGACGTTACCGCTATAGATAAATCTTCTAGTCTTTGATTTAAGAGTCTATTAAGTTTTACTATTACTGTTTCTAGTTGCATGTTTTTTTAGAACTCCTTTCAATACTTTAGCTTGACCCGCATGTAAATTAGAAGCTTTGTTTAAACCTTTAATTACTTTCTTTATTTTTGCTTTTGTTTTTTTCAATTGCAATTCCACTTTCTAAGAGACTTGTTTATTCTACTATCCGGGTCTCTTGCCGTTTTAGCAGAAGTAAGTTTAGATTTCATGCCCTTCATTCTAGCACAAAAAGATTTACGTCTGTTTGCTGATTTAGAACCTGCTTTAAGTTTAGAAGGTTTTGTTGTTACTGCTGTTTTTAATTTAGACCCAGGGTTTGCTGCTCTGTAAGATGCAACACCTTTTTTATTTAATCCACCAGAAGGGTTTTTACCTTCTTTTCTTTGCCATGCTGCTGTAGCCATTACGCTTTTTTAATAGGCTTTGCTGTTTTAGCTGCTGCTTTAAAGTTAGCTGCTGTCGGAGCACCTTTACTTCCAACTTTTCTCATTGTTTCTCCTGAGCCACCTTTAATTCTATCTTGTTTAGCTTTTATGTTTGCGTACAATCCGCCGCCAGCTGCTTTTTTAACTCTGCCACCTTTACTCATAAAACCCATTTTATTTCTAACGGGAGTTGGTAGTTTTTTTAATCCTTTACTTTTTGCAGGAACTTTTTTTAAACTTCCTGATTTATACATTGTTCTTTGCATTGTTTTCCTTTTCTAGTTTAGTACCAAGTTGCTTTTTTTGATTTAGACGATAACATTCTTTTAGCATTTTTTATTTCAACTGTTTGAGAAGAAAGCGCATCTGTAGCTTCTATCTCTTTTTCTTTTTCATGTTTCGTAATTTTTTGTTCTTTTGTAACTGTTGTACCTTTTAACCAATCTTTTGTCATATTTTATCCTCCCTAGTTATTATTTTTTTGTTCCTTTAAATATCTGTGTTCCTTTTATACCATAAATACTAGCAACTACAAGTATCCATAAATTTGTAAACCATTTAGGGAGTTCTGAGAACATTTCAAAAAATAGCTTTACTTTGTCCATTGCTGTAGGGTCATCCGATACCACTGCCCAAGCTAAAATTGCTATAGGTGTGCTTAATATAATTAAAACCGCCTCATCTTTCCAATCTGATTGTCTAGACTCTAATAATTTGCCTTGATAAGCTTCATCGCCTCTAGCCATCTTTTCTGCGTGCATTAATTGTGCATCAGACATAGCCATTTTTGTTTTTTGACGATTAGCGTAGATTTTACTTCCAGCAGAGAATGCTAATTTTGCTAAACCAAACCAAGCCATTATTTTCCAACCTTTCGCATAGCTTTATTATGCGATTTATTAAAACTAACACCTTTTTTCATATCTTTTTTCATTGATGCCATATGTTTTGTTGTATGATGTTTTTTATGCTTCTTTAAAGTGTTTTTTTCTTTTTTATCTATCATTAATTGTCCTTTTTTAGTTCATTTGATAAAATTGTTTTTTCAATTGATGTATCAGAACGTAAATTTGCTAATTCTTCATTCTGTTCAAGTTTTTCTTCTTGATTTTTTTGATTCATCATTGCTTTCATACGATCTAGGTTCATTCTTTGCTCACCTTCTTGTTTTTTTCTTGTATTTTCTTGTGCTTGAAGATCTAATTCTCTAGCTCTTAGTTTTGCAATAGGATCATTGTCAAATTGTGAAGTAATTTTCTTTTCTTCCTTCATAAATTCTTCCATCATCTCAGAAATCAGTTCTGCTTTTCTTGCTTCTATACGTTGTTGCATAGACATAGCTTGTTGTTGCATTTGTGGGTTCTGTTGTCCCATCTGCATCATCTGTGCTAGTTGTGGTAACTCTTGTCTAAACTCTAATTCTATTTGTTCTTGTGCCATTAGACTAATATGTTCTAAAATATTTTTTTGTATTGCAGATCCGACCATAGGTGCGTTTCTAACCATGTTAGTTTGCATAAAAGATAAGTGAGCTGTGATGTGTGATTGATGATCTTGACCTGGAAACGCTTGAAAAGGTTTAGCGCCTAGTGCATCAATATGTTCTAACGCAGGATCTTTTGGTATTGGTGCTTGTGGTTTCTTTAAAATTAAATCTATGTCTTTAACACCTAATGCTTCGTACATATTTCTATACACTGCGTACTGATTATGAATTTCTGGATTCGAGGCAGCCAATTGCATCTCCGTTTGGGCGAGGGAGATTCTCTGAGTCTGAGAAAATATATTTGGATCAGCAATCGGCAATATATCTACTCTGTCGTCAAAGTCTAATTGTTTGATTTGCCTCTGTCCTCCGACAACATCGTATGGATAGATTGGAGGTAGATATAATTTGAAAACTCTTGCTAATAAATTAAATTCTTTTTTCATAGAAGCATACAATCTCTTATGTATGGCTGACATTGTTCTACTTCCTCTTTCAAGCATAGCAACTGTCGTGCCCACTGCAGCTTGCTGATTCCCGTCTCCCACCTGCAGATCTGCTATTGAAGCGAATCTTTGACCTGCTTGTACCACGACACCCATAAGCGATAATAAGGTTTGCGATGGTTCCTTAAAAGGAAGAGGCATGAAAGCATCTCTAAGAGATCCACCAGGAGCATCTACATCTCTAAACTCTCCAGGTTGAATTGGTTGATTCTCGTCTCTCATTTTTATACCACGCATTTTAAATCCGGCAGGTAAGTTTGATAACGTTCCTGCATCTAACAATGATCTTAAAGCTGATGTTGCTGTTCTAGATAATCCACCAATCATGTGAATTAATCCAAAGCCATAAAAGCCAAGTCCTGGTAAAAATTTAAAGTGTACGAAGTAATCTATTTTGTTTTTTAAAGGATCTCCTATTTCATAGTTTCTTCTAATAGATAAAATTTCTCTTGATCCTTCTTCTATTGTAACAATGTATGGTAATTTAATTCCTGTTGGTTGACCTTCTGCGTCAACATCATTAAAGCCATCGAGGTCTAAGTTCACGTGACACTCAAGCAAGGTAAATACTTTTTCATCTCTACCTTTTTTTGTTCCGTCTAACTCTCTCTCTTTTTTCTGTGATTCTGATTCACTATTATAAGATGGATCTAATTCTATGTCTCTATAGAAACCTCCAACTTGTTGTTTTCGTAATTCATTTTCTGACATCTTAACCATATGAATAATTGATTCTGCATCATCTAAAGATGTAGCTGTGTAAGGTACAACTAAATCATCAGCTGGTACAAATTTAGAAACTGCTCTTTGCATGATCTCATCATAATAAACTTTTTTAAATGCAGATCCTGATAAAGGTAAATAAAATAACATTTGATCAAGTTCAGCTTCATACTCTTTCATCTGATCCATGATTTGATAATTCATAAAGTCTTTGACTCTCGCTGCTTGCTGCTCTCTTTCAGCTGAGATCTGACCTATGATCTGTGTACGTACAGGTCCACCTGCTGGTAACAATTCTTTATAAGCAAGTGCTTGAAATTGTGTAACTGCTTCGGCTAGTACAGGATGTGTTGCACCTGATGCACCTTTGAATGGTTCTGTTTTACTTTCGTATTTAAATCCTAATAAATCTAATCCTGATGTGTAAGCTCTTTCCCAATCTTTTCTTGAAGATTTATAATCTTGATAATTTTCTGATAGTTCTGATCCTATTGGAGATAAAACATTATCTGGTAATAATTCTGCTAAATTAGAAAAATGATCTTGTCCTTGTTCAATATTAACCTTTGATGGATCAAAATTTATGTCAACACTTCCATCTTCGTTCTCTTGAACGTCAACAGGTTCTTGTGGGTCTTTTTGTGTTTCTTCTATTTGTACCTCTAGTTCTTCTTGACTAGGTATATTTATAGTTTGCTCAACGTTTGGAAGAGCTTTGTCCATATCTGCCATTTATTTTCTCCAATCTTGCGACCTTAACCTTTTTACTAGGAATATTCAAGCCCTGTGAGTTAGGTCCTTTTTTAGGTGGTGTGGTTTTAGTTAATTTTTTCATACTACCAATAGTAACTATATTTTCTAGGAGGAGATTTCTCCTCTTGATAATCTTCAGGGTGAGTTATTAATCCTCCCTGTCTAAATCTCATAACAGCTTGAGTCATGGAGTCAACTAAATCATCATGATCTCCATAAGGGAAAGCAGCACACTCTTCCATAACCTCTTGTGCAAATTTTTTATCTGTTGGAGCCCATATCATACCACTTTCAAATAATGGTGCAACAGAATTAACTCTAGTATGCTTATCATTTCCTTTTGATGGTGTGAAGTTGACTACAGGTATTCCCATAGCTCTAAGCTCATAAGTAAGTGGTAGTCCTGATGCCTTAGCCTCAACTAACACAGTTTCTGGTTGCCAGTAGTCATACTGTTCTTTCGCTACTCGTCTCAACTCAGGAAATTCTAGTCTCTCTTTCATAGCGTCGAGTAAAATTAAATTAGCTGGTGAATCCTCATTCTCCTGAAACACGCCCCACGTTGTAATGGCAGAGTAATCGGCAGTTTCTTTTTTCATGAAAGCAGTATCGTAAGATTGGATAACATGTTTTAAAGAGGGTAAACTATCCTTGTCCCAATTCTTCCACCACTCTCTTTTTATAATTGCACCTTCTTCAGAAGAAGGATTCTGCATC